GTGGCAAGGTTTCTACTAACGCACAAATGGATAGGTTGGGGTTTAAAGATGGTGAAGAGGTTGAAACAAAACCACTATTACAAAGAATTTTACAAAGTGTTGAAAGGGCTTCACCAGAAGAAGAGAAAGAATTTTTAAAAGAACATCCTTATTATGGCGAGGTAATAGGGAATAAGGTTTATATAAATGAACAGAAATTAAGAAACGAAGGAAGCACGGGAAATTATGTTGAAGATATGTTTTTTGGAGAAGCTCTACATAAATTAAAAGAGTCATCCCCTAAATGGTATGATAGATTGTATTCTGCAGCCAACAAAGACCCTGATGTTATGAGGTGGAGGGATGAAGCTTACGAAAGAGAGGTTGAGGGTGGCTATAAGGGAACTAAGCAGCAACACTGGGATGAAAGTAGATTCGACCAAGTAGTAGGTGGTTTTTTGTTGGGAAGACCAGATGCAAACATTCACACAATGAGAGGTTGGGATAGAAATGCTCTTCCGTATGGTACACACTTTAGAAAAGAACTAGAAGATTTTGAAAAAGAGCTAGGAAGAAACCCGGAAAAATAATATGAACATCGAACAATGTAAAGCTGAAATCAAACGACACGAGGGCGAAGTCCTAGAAATCTATAACGACAGTTTAGGTTATAAGACTCTAGGAGTTGGTCATCTATGTCAGCCACAAGACCCCGAGTACAATTGGGATATCGGTACACCAGTACCTCAAGAAGTGGTAGATAGATACTATATGATAGACTTTGATAGACACTATGCAGAAGCTATACACGTGTTTGGAGATAAGGAAGGATTTAATAACTTACCTGAACCTATACAACGTGTGTTAGTCAACATGTGTTTTAACTTAGGTGGTACAAGACTTTCAAAGTTTCGTAACATGTTACAAGCTTGTAGAGAACATAACTGGTACGAAATGGCTAGACAAATGCAAGACAGTAGATGGTACGGACAAGTAGGTAGACGTAGCTGGGAGTTACAGCAGGTTGTAATGGGGCAGGTATAATGCTCCTATATACTGAGAAACAATTAAACACAGCCTATAATATTTATAGGATGCATCAGATTGGACAAGGTTTAGGCTTTATGCAATTAGAAAACTTTAGAAAACTTTACGAAGAACTTATGGAGGAAGCTTTCGATGTTCCCATTTGAGATTATAACCATGCTTGGTTCTACTTTAATTAGTAGTATGCTAAGTCTGTGGTCACAAAGATTAAAGGCTAAACAAAAAGAACAAGAACTTTTAATTACTCGTGGTAAGTTTCAATTAGAAGCAATTGAATCTGCAAGGAACGTAGATAATGTAGGGTTTCAATGGACAAGACGTATCATTGCCTTATCATCTATCTTTGCAATTGTTATACTACCTAAACTGGTAGCAGTTTATTATCCTGATGTTGATGTTACAGTAGGTTACACTGTATTCAATCCGGGATTTTTATTCTTGACAGAGGGTCGAGAAGTATTTGAGTGGATAACTTTTAAAGGCTTGGTAATCACACAATTAGATACCAATTTAGTATCAGCTATTATCGGAATGTACTTCGGTGGTAGTTTAGTTAAAAAATAATAGAGGGTAAAAATGAATAATAATATGGGCATGGGTGGCTTCAGTGGAGACATGGATAGAAATGAGGTAGAAATAGACCTTCAAAAGTTTATGGCTTTGCTTCAAGAGAAGTCAGAATTAAAAGAAAGGATAAGAGAGTTAGAGGATATTAAGAACGATAACCCTTATCAAAGATTAATATTTGTAGCACAAGCAGTAGATAGCTGGAGAATTATACCCCGTGCTTTCTTAAGTGTGTACATGTTCTTATTATATTATACAACATTTTGGTTCATGGAATTAGGTAATCCTACTATGGAACAATCAGGATTCATATCAGTAGTAGTCGGAGCAGGTGCTGCATGGTTTGGATTATATACATCAACATCAAAAACTAAATAGGAGTAGACGTGACAAGACGGGTATTAAATCAAAATTTTTTTGGACCTTTAATTTTAATAAGTTTGTTTGCACTTTCTTTTGGTGCAAGTGCCGACCAAACAGGAAACTGTACATCCGGTACGCAGTATTGTGAAGACAATGGTTTGACTACTATTAATACTACGGTGACTACTAATACTAACACCAATAATAATACTAATAATAATACCAACACTAACACAAATACTAATAATAATACAAACGTAAATACTAACACTAATAATAACACTAATGTTAATACATCAACTAACACAAATAACAATGTCAATAGTTCCACATCTACAAGCAGTAGTACCAATACTAATAACAACGTCAACACATCTACTTCGACATCTAACTCTACTGTAAACTCTACAGTAAATCAAAACGTAAATAACAACAGTAATTCTACAAGTAACAATACTAATACTAATAGTAATACTAACGTTAATACATCAACTTCAGATTCAAATGTTACTACTGATAATACTAATACCAATAATAACAATACCAAATCTGATAACACTAACAGAAATATTAACGAGTCTAACTCTACCCAAACGATTAATCAGAATGTAAAAAGCAAAGCACCTCCTGCTTCTGCTATAGCACCTAGCATCATGTCTTATTCACAAGACCTCTGTACTGTAGGTCGTTCTGGTGCATTTCAAGGGCAAGTATTTGGGTTCTCTACAGGAGCAACTGTAACTGACGAGAACTGTGAACGCTTAAAACTTTCCAAGTATCTATACGATACCGGTATGAAAGTAGCTTCAGTGTCTATACTTTGTCAAGACCCGAGAGTATTTAAGGCTATGGAAATGGCTGGTACTCCTTGCCCTTACCAAGGTAAAATAGGTAAGGAAGCATCAATGGCTTGGGCTGAAAACAAAACTAGAAGACCTGATGTTAAAGACCAAGAGAAACTTTTTATACAGCAATGCACACACGATAGAAACCCTAACAGAGACAAGATAAATAAAGATGTTGTTGGGGCAGTTAAAGTTCTATACACAACTAAAACTAAAACTAAAAGGCAATGCAAAAAAGAATTTTATGCTACGCAGTAGCGTGTCTCTTAAGTCTTAATGTCTTTAGTCAGTATATCTACGAAGACAATCAGTCTTTAATAGACCTCACCAGTCAATCAGGCACAACCAATTTAAACGCATCAGACGACCAGCTTTCGTCTGCTTTTAATTTAGATTTTACATTTACTTTTTACGACCAACAATTTACTTCGGCTCGTATGGCTACTAATGGCTGCCTTCACTTTGGATTAGGCACAGGTAATGTAAATAATAATAATTTTTGTCAAGATTACACACCTGACCCACTCCCACAATATAACTACACACTGTTTCCGTTTTGGACTGACCTTATTAGAGATAATCAGTCTAAGATGTTAGCTAAAAACTTTAGCGATAAATCAGTCTTTGGTTGGTATAATATGCGAGAGTATAATCGTAGTAATACTGATAACAGTTTTGAAGTTATACTTTGGACCAACTCTACATTTGATTTTAGGTATGGTGACTTAAATATTATACAGCACGATGTTCTTATTGGACAACAGAAAGATTCAAATACTTACTATCAATATTTATTTCACGATGAATGTAATATAGGTACAACCAACACTAGCTCTTGTGTTAATAAGGACTGGAACACTACCACATCAAATACTTTATTAGAAGACGGTGGTTCGTTGTATGGTACAAGCGAGACTCTTGACTGTAGTAATCCTTTAAATGATACAAGCTGTGCAGGTTATTGGGATGCGTATGATGATTTACAGTGTGACCTAGACCCACAGTATGGTCCTTTCTGTCCCGGATATACGCAAGAAATGGACATTGGTTATTACCAAGAAGAAGAATACTTTGACTACGGATACGAAGAAGAAATGTTTGACTTTGGTTATGAAGAGTATGACATGTATGACACTTTTGAAGAGCCAGAAATATTTGAAGAGTATATCTTTGAACCTGAGTATGACACTTTTGAAGAACTTGAATACGTATTTGAAGAAGAGATAATCTTTGAACAGTTTCAACCACGTGAAGAATTTGTAGAACCTCTTCCGTTTATACGTGAAGAAGAAGTCTTTATGCCTATTGAAGATTTAATGATTGAGGAGTTTGTATTTCAAGAAACATTTATTGAAGAAATGGAGGAGTGGTTTGAGGAAGAGACAATTGTGGAAGAAGAACTTGCGTATGCAGAAGAGCCGGAGGAAGAACTCATTGAGGAAATTGTTGAAGAAGAAGAGGTTATAGAAGACGACATAGAAGAAGAATTAATTGTTGAAGTTTCAGAAGGTGAAAGTTCAATAAGTAAAGAAACAGCGTTACGTGTTGTCTCGTCTACTCTAAGCACAGCTAAGTCTAGTGTTAGTGGTACTACAGCAGGAAACTCTATACACGCTACAGGTGGCACGACAGGAGCTTCTAGCGTATCATCGTCTAATTCTGGTGGTGGTGTTAGTACTAGTAATTCACCTAGTATATCAGAACAATTTGCATCTTCTACTGCACAAAACAATCAAGTGTTAGATATGAGTGCAAGTGTTACAAGCTCTACAAGTGTTGAAGTTGAAGCAGTAGAGACA